TTAGTTAGCGGTTCGTTCCGCCTTCGCCTTCTTTGCTTCCTCATGGGCCACCAGCTTCGCGATGGCGGCGGCGGCCATCTCACCCGTCAGCGACAGGTAGTGCTTGAGGATCTGATAGGCGCTCGGTTCGTCATGGCCGGTGATGGCGCAGATTTCCGGGACGGTGCAGCCGGCTTCCGCCAGCTTCGTCACGGCGGTATCGCGGGTGTCCATGAACCAGACATCGGCGATACTGGGCAGCTCCTTCGCGACCGTCGCGCGGATCTCGGAGAACTGGTGCCGGAAGGTGTCGGCCGACCACGGCGCCTTGGTCGAATCGTTCCAGAGGGCGGTGACCGCCTTCACCCCTCCCTCTGTCCGCCGGGCCAGGGCGGCCCGCTGACGGGCAGCGGCGCGCGGGTGGAGCGGGATCGCCACGCGGGCGCCGCGCTTGGCCTGCTTCAGGTGGATCGAATAGCCGGTGCCATCGGGTTGGACGGCGAGCTGGCGCAGGGCCAGGAGGTCGCCCTGTCGCTGACCGAGGTAGACGCCATACACCACGGCGTCCGCGATGCAGGGCCAGCCGGCCGCATCGGCCGCCGCGACGAAGCGGTCAATCTCCTCATCCGACCAGATGCGAAGGCGTGGCGCGATCGACACCATGCCCGGCTTCTCCGCCGCGTTGTGGGTGACGTGACCATTGTCCCAGGCGAACTTCAGCAGGATGCGCAGCACGCGAAGCACGGCATTCGCCTTGGCCTTTTTGCCGGTGTCCCATAGCGACTGATAGTAGTCCTGGACCGTCTCGCGGGAGAGCGCCTTGACCGGCGCGTCGCCGGACCACGCCTCGATCACTTTCAGCAGCTGGCCATATTCGTACCGGGTCTTCTCCGCCTTTGTGGTGAAACGGGCGGACGCCTTGTAGAGGCGGATGATGTGCGCGACCGATCCGGGACGGACCTCATCAGGCATGGGCGGTGCCGCCGGCGCCGCGGTGCCCGTCGTCGCGCCCTTGCGCCAGGCGGCCAGCTCGGCGTTGCGGAGCTTCGCCAGTTCCACCGCCTCATCCAGCGTCGCGGCCGGACGGCCATCGGAGTGACGCAGGCGTTCCGACCGCCAGCCGGCTTTCCGCAGTTCCGTCGACGGCTGCCAGAACCATAGGGGGCCAGCCGAGCCGCGCTTCTCAATGAGGTATGGCACCTTGATCTTCATCGTGTTCCCCAGGGTCGCAGGCCTATTCAGAGGCGCAACCGGTACTGCGTCAATGGCGGAAGGGGCGGCGGCTTGGGTTGCACCTTCGGCGGTGGGGGAGGCGGTGGCGGCGCGCTGGATGGATCCATCAGGGCCGCCCGCTTCGCCCTGGTGCGGTCCCGCAGCTCCGCCCATAGGTCGGGCGCTTCCCGTTCCAGCAGGGCGATGACGCCCCGATTCGCCTTCAGGCTGGCGTTCAGATCATCCGCCGTCCTCGCCATGTCGGTAGCCATGGCGAGGACGGCGTGGACGGTGCGGATGGCGGGCGAAGGCATCTCACCGGTGCCCGAAGTTGGTCATGCGGCCACCCCCTGAACCGGGTTCGCATCTTCAGCCGGCAGAAGCTCCGGCGCGACAGTGCCGATCCAGTGACGGAGGACCGCGGCGATGCGTTCAGCTTCGACCGCTTTTTGCAGGAAGAAATCGCCGGTCAGGCCAATGATGTAATACTCATCATCGTCGCTGCGGGAGGCGTCCAGCAGCACATCGTCATCTGAATCGGACGGACCCTCGATGATGATTTCGTGGCTGCCGTATTCCTCATGCCGACGCAGTGCGCGGCCGAGGGCCGTCAACAAGGCCGGCGCGATCCGAAAGGCGGCGGAACGAATGGTCGCGGCATGATTGTCCTGCGGCCCATCGTCCTCATCCTCCCCGCCCTCGTCGCCCAGATCGGCCGGAGCCGGTGCGGCAGCCACGGCGTCTTCCAGATCGGCTTGATCGCCGAGGCTGAAGCAATCGGGGATCGCGATCCGGTATTTGCGGGCGAGCGCCACGAGCACGGATGAGAGGCCCATGGAATATGAGACATGGACGGATATCCGCCCGGCAATCCAAGCCTCGACGGCTTGACGGATGTTCACGCCGGGCAGGCGGAGCAACCGTGACCACGCATCGGCCATCAACTTGTTGTTCTTCAGCTTGCCGCCGTCGATCAGATCGGAGATGCGTTCGAGTGGCCCGCCTCCTTGGAAGAGTTCAGCGCTCAACCCGGTGTGGTCCCCATAAAGAACGGAGGAGGCATAATCCGCACCGTGACGGTCGGTCCGCATCTTCTCCACCAGCAGCAGGATCAAGGCTGCGCCGGGGTCGGAGGTGATGGCCTTGACCAGCTTGTCCCGGAACGCCTTTACCTGCCGATCCTTCTCCTCGCGTTCCTCCCGTTCAGCGGCCCGCCGCGCCTCCCGATCCGCATCCTCCACCGAGGTGCGAGTGGTCAAATTCTCATGGATGACGACGTGCCCCTCATAGGGGTTGTAATGAACGACAACGCCAGCCCTGGCGGGGTCGTCCGTCGTCTCCAGATCCATGTAACCCGGCTGGAAATAGTGGCCCTCATAGAGCCGTGCCCAGGCCCAGGAGCCTTTCAGCTCTTCCACCTTGGCCACGGCTGCCGCAGCCTGGAGCTTCAGGAACAGCGGCCGGTCATTGAAATATCGGGTGTTGTTGTCCGGGTTCTCCACGACCTTGTCAGCCGGGTAGTCGGACAGGTCGAAGATGGCGCGGCTGATCGGCACCAGGCCGCCAGTCAGCTTCTCGCGGAGCTGCGGTGCCGGCGGAAGGATGCCGGGGTTCTTCACCAGCTTCGCCTGTTCGGCCGGCGCGGCCATGGTCAAGACGCGCGCCTGGCTGAAGGTGATCTTCCCATCGCGAAGCGCTGTTTGCGCCTCATCTCCCAGCTTGTCGAGGAGGGCCAGCCGCTGTTGGATGTGGCGCTGGGTGCAGCCGATGCTGTCGGCGATGGACTTGGTCGACCACTGCGACGGATCCAGCGCGATCAACTGCGCGAACCCTTCCGCCTCTTCCATCGCGTTGACGTCGTGGCGTTGCAGATTCTCCAGTAGCGCGATCGCCAGATGCTTCGCGTCATCGGCATCAATGAGGTTGCCCGGGATGTTCGGTTCTTCCGGGTTCCACTTGCCCTGTTCCGCCAGCAGGCGGAGGGCGCGGAAGCGGCGTTCGCCCGCGACGATCTGGTAGGCGACGCCAGCTTCATCGGAGCGGCGGAGAACCAGGTTCTGCATCAGGCCCTGCGCCTCGATCGACGCGGCGAGGCTGGCGATGCCTTCCGGATCGCAGGTCTTGCGCGGGTTCAGCGGGGACGGCTTGATGTCCATCAGGCGGAAGAGCCTGAGTCCGACGGCGCCGACCGGCGCGGCGGCGGACGGCGCCTCCTCCTCCCCGGCCAGCTCCGCCAGCTGGCACCCCAGCGCGGCGGCCAGCTGGCGGAGCTTGACGATATCGGCGAACTGCTGCGCACCGCTTTCCAGCGCGCCGATGGTGGCTTGCGGCACCTTGGAGGCGGTTGCCAGCTCGCGTTGCGTGATTCCCTTCGCGGTGCGCAGGCGCTTCAGCGCGAGGCCCAGCGTGGATGGTTCGGTCATGTCGCGACCTCACAGGTTGGCGGCGCGGGCGCGCTCGCTGAGTTTGCGGCGCCAGGCCGTCATGTCGTCATCTTCGGGCAATGCCTCCTCCTCCCTGTCCGCCGGGGGGCGCGCGGCGACAGCGCCGCCGGTGGATTGGCGGTCAATCCAGGCGTCGACGGCGGCGGCCGACCAGCGGTTTGAGAAGGGGGCGCAGGGAGATGGGAAGCCGTTGCGGTCGAGGTCCTTCCGCGCGCGATAGAAGCGCTCGACGGAGAGGCCGAGCTTCGCGGCGACTTCGGGGGTTCGGATCAAGTGAGCCATGACAGCACCAGGACCAGGACGAGGATGGTGAAGCCGGCCGACAGCGGCAGATACGCGCCGCGACGCCGGGACGGCCGCGCGGCGGTGATGGTCTCGCCGACGGCCAGCCGGTTCAGCACCGGGTGGTTTCGTCGGAGAGGAGGAAGACCGGATCGGTGAAATCCGGCATCGGCGGGTCGCGCAGGATGGCGATCGAGCGGGCCCGACCCCAACCGCGGGTGATCCAGCCCTTGCGGACCAGGCCGCGGAGCTGGGCGCGGGCCTGGCCCTTGGACATGTCCAGTTCGGTGGCGAGCTGGGTCAGCGTCGGGGCGATGCCGTGGTCGTTGATCCACTCAGACAGCACGCGCAAGCAATCGAGCTGCGCCGGCAGCAAGGGGCGCGCGTTCATCACCTGCGCGGCGAAGGCGACGACGGCGGCAAGGGCGGCTTGATGGGCGGGCGAACCGGGTTCGTTCGGTGGAGGAGTGTTCGGCAGGGACATGGCATGCCTCGTTGGTGGGGTAGGCTGCTCATGTTGCATTAAATGAGAGTTTTGACAATACGGATTTCTTATTAAGAAAACATGAGCTGCCTTCTGTTGCGCTGGGGCGGGTTGCAACGCAGAAAATGGAGAAGATATTATGCAAAATTCAATTTTTAGGAGCGAACGGGAATGTGCGGTGCTATCTACCGCCTTTATTCCACAAGCACCGATGTGCTGAAAGGAGAAGAAAAGAAAAATGATTATGCTTCAATTTATTGTATCGGTCGTGGCTGCAATTTTTGACCCGATGATTTTAATCGGGAACGCAATAATTGGAATTTTTGTGAGAAAATTCAACTATTTAGTGGCTGCTTGGGTTGCGTATTTCTTCGTTATACAGTTAGTAATTAGGTTTATTGCGCTTCATGAGAGATCTGTTTATTCGCAAAATCTGGTAATTTCTCAAATTATTGCGTCTATAATTGTTGTTTTCATTGCGCGATTGATTTGTGGTAGCTCTACCAAAGGGGCAAGCTGAAGACACTCGGGCCCCACTGAGGGCTTGCGTCTGACGCACGGATCTTCAGCTTGAGATGCGTCAGACCATCCTACCCGAGCCTCAGTAGCTTATTGGGCTCTGCGTTTCAAAATGAGTATGGCGATATGCAAATTGCAGGAATCCGGACCTTCCAAATTCATGGAGCGCAGCTCACTGGTTAATTCCGCTCGAACGCGCCTACGCGGCACACCTTCTTTTTCGGCGATATAGATAATGAGTCCTTCCATCACCAGTTTGTCTGTTTCAGGACAGTGCCTGTCACCCCGAACAGTGTAGAGCGCCGCCAACAACAACAGAATGCAGAAGGCGACTGTCACGATGACGGAGACTGGGAGTGCGCGCCTCTGACTGGCGGGGGCTGCAAGAACATCGTTAACGAGCGAACGAACGCGTTCCCTTTGGTCTAACATGGCATAACCGTTGCGGTAGCCGCCTGCCGGCCCGGCGGGGCTGACAGCGAGCGTACGATTGCAGACGGTGGCCCTCATTGCCACGGATAGGGAGCGCCAACTCCCGACACCCCCCGCCGGTCTGGCCGCCGAAGGGCGCTGCAACTATTCACCGCGAAATTTTATACTGTCAATGCATCCAATTGTAACCATATCCGGGTATATGCATTACCCGGCGCGTCGCGCCTCATAGCGGAGCACGGTATCCGCTCGCTCCAGGGCTGTGCGGCTTCGGGCTGCTGGATCAGTTTCGGCGGCCTCTTGATAGACATGCGCGCATATGGTCGCGAGCGCTTCAGGTTCCAGTTGGAGTCGCAGATCTCGGACGCGCTCGAACACAGCGGCTAGGACAACGCCCAACAGTTTCTCATCGACGGTGCCTGCTGCGGCATCGGCAATGAGATCGACGGGGCGACACCCGAACACCCGCGCCAAGGTCTCCAGATGGTACTGGGTGTAGCCAATCTGTCCCCTCTCCAGTTTTGAGAGGTTGCCATCGGTCATGCCGATCCGTGCCGCCAGCTCTTCCAGCGTCAGGTTGTCGCGCTTGCGGAATTCACGGATGCGATTGGTCATGCATCCGTTTTGCGCTTGCGGTGCAACCTACGCCATGCGCGCTAGAGAGATTTCGATTGACCATAACTCTCATTTAATGAGATTTCTTCTCGTATGGTTTTGCGAGAATGGATTACCGCCGAAGGGCGTAGCCAAGATGATGTGGCCAAAGCGGTTGGCGTTAGCCGAGCGCAGATGAGCCGTATCGTGCGCGGCACATCTCAAGCCTCGACCGAAGTGGTCGAGGCATTGCGGCGGCTGTCACATGGCGCGGTGGGGCCTGAAGATCTGCATCGCGTGCGGGTCGCCTATCTGATGTCGGTCGGCAGGATCACCCCCACCGCTTCCTGTCCGCCCGCCCCCCTCACGGAGGCGCGAGCGGCATGATCACCTTCGCGATGGAGAACGCATGTCACCGGAACAGGAAATTCGCCTCGCGTGCTTGCGTGAGGCCATCGCGCGCTATCCCAACCACCACCCGCACGAACAGATCATCATCGCGGCGGCCTACGCCGACTTCGTGGACCATGGTGCCGTCGTGGGAGTGTTGGCCGTTCCCAAGAAGGTGGCCGACGCGCGCGCGGCGCATCCGGCCGCCGTCGATATCACTCCGGTGTAGTCCAGGTTCCGGTGTCCATATCGTAGACGGGCAGCTTCTTGGTGTCCGTTCCCTGGGGCACCCCTCGCACGACCTCCAGGCAGCGCTTGTAGGCACCGAGAATCCATGCCTCGTCGACACTGTGGAAAACCGTGTCGCCCTGATTTTGGTAGAAGGTCGCCTTCTTTTCCGCCTGCGCGACGTGGCGCAGGAGTTCGAGCGCGACGGCTTCCGGGGTCTGCGGATACTCAGCCATGGGTTCCTCATGCTGTGGTGTGTGGCAACCCACAGTATAGGGAGGGTGCGCGCGGCTGTCATGGCCGCGCGCATTCCCGTGCTTCCATGACGCGCGCGGAGGCTCAGAAGCTGGCGCTGGTGGCCATGGAGATGTCCGGCAAGACCGTCGGGCAGATGTGGGCCGACCTGCGCCAGCAGTCCGGGCATCCGCCGTCGCGCCGCCAGAAGCCGACATGGTCGGATGTCCATGATTGGGTGACCGCGCTCATCCTCGACGCGGCGCGCGAGGATCTGAAGCGGAAGCCCCAGTGGGTGGCCATCGTGATCATGCGGAAGGAGCTGGCCCATGGCTAAGCGGTCCACCGGCCAGCTCCATCTGTTCCACCAGGTCGCAGCCGTCGCGGCCCCCACCGCGACGGTGCAGATATCGATCTTCGAGCAAAATCCTGACTTCGCTCCTCCCTCCTTCCGTCCCCGAGCTTGGTGGAAGGAGGCACGCAAAGCGATGTCGCAGATACGAACCGAATTGCAGGTCGCCCCCGAGGGCGTCGGCTTACGATGGGCGGAGGCGCTTGGCGCCCGATATGCGGGTGCCCACCAAGCCAAGCGCATCGCCCAGGATTTCGGCGTGGAGCCCCGCACGGCCCAGAGCTGGCTCGGCGGGCAGCCGCCGCTGTGCAAGCACCTGTGCCGCGCGGCGCTGGTCCACGGTCATGGAATCGTCCTGGAGGTGCTGCTGCCGGGCACGCCGCTGGAGCGGGAGGCCCGGCTGGACGCCGAGTTGCGCGCCGTCGAGGCCCGGCTGGACGGCCTGCGCCGGACAATCGCGGAGTTGCGAGCATGAAGGATCATACCCCCGGAACCGAGCTGCTGCTGGCGGCCCATGGCGCCAGCCGTGCCAGCGTCGAGCGGCTGGCCACCGCCGTGGCGCTGCTGGACGGTCTCATGGTGCCGCCGCATGTGGCGCGATTGCGTGACGCCGCCAGGGCATGGCTGCGCGTTCCGGGGGACCCGACCCTGTACAGCGCCTTGGCCGACGCGGTGGCGGAGTATTGCGACGCGGAGGCGCCGCGCCGGACCCGGCTGACGGCGCTGGACCTGGCCGCCCTTGCCGAGGAGGCGCCGGCATGGACCGGGCGGGCGGACCTGCAATGACGGAGACGACGATTGACCAATCTGCTGCTGACGCTCGCGATGGCTTGCGCGGCGCTGGGAGAGTGGTTGACCAGGCGCGCACGGTCCCGCCGTCCGCCCCGCCGCCGGTCAGCGCCGAACAGGCGGAGCTGATCCGCTTCAGCCACCGCCGGCAAGGCATGTCGATCAAGATGGTCGCCGCCATCATGCGGCTGACCCAGGCGCAGGTGCGCCTTGCGCTTTCCATCGATTCCGAACCAGACCCCGAACCCGACCACCTCAGCGGCCGCGCGGCGCGGCCGAGCACACCAACGGATCCTGTCGTGCCGGTCGGGGGTGACGCCGTTGCGGCGGCTCCGGTGCGCCAGCGTGTGGCCAAGGATCCGGACGCCGTCACCCATGCGACCGCAAGCGGGTATGTGCCGATCATGTCGGACGCGTACCGCAGGCGGCCGGCATGACCAGCCCACTCCTCTCCTGGACTGACGGCGCCACGGCCGAAGACGTGGCGCCGTCCCTTTTACGTTCACCGCTCTTCAGGACGAACCGGGTTCGCGGATCATGAGCGCGCCGCAGAGGCTCCACAGCGTTGACCAGATCGTGGACATGATGCGCGCGCGCATCGACGAACTGGTGCGCGAAGTCTGGGGATTGCGCGACGGGCATGCCGAGCGCAACGACTTCGTTTGCCGCTCCCCCCTTCGCGCCGACCGGAACGCCGGCAGCTTCCGCATCGCCGTTCGCGGGCCGTATCGGGGCATGGTCAAGGACTTCGCCAGCGGCGAGACCTGGACGCCGCTGTCCTTCACCGCCGCGCTGCTGTTCCGGGGCGACAACAGCGAGGCCCTGCGCTGGGCCCGCGCCTGGCTTGGCCTGGACGGCACCGATCCGGAGAGCTTCCGCAAGACGCGCGTGGCGGTCGAGCAGGTGGCGGCCGAGCCGGACGACGACGGCGGGCAGGGCGACAGGTACAGGGCCGTCGCCCACCGCCGGTACCTGGAGGCGTGCGAATCCATCCTCGACACCCCGGTCGACGCCTATCTGCGCGGTCGTGGCCTAGACGTGCGCCGTCTGCCGTTCACGCTCCGCGCGCTCCGCTTCCATCCGGCCTTGCGCTGCACCGAAGCCGGCCGGGACTTCCCCGCCATGGTCGCGCCGGTGGTCGCGGCAGACGGGCGGTTCCTCGCGCTGCATCGGACGTGGCTGGAGGTTCAGCGGGATGGCCGGGTGGTGAAGGTGCCCGGGCTGAAGGAGCCGAAGAAGGCGCTGGGCAGCGGGCGCGGCGGCACGATCCGGCTTTGGAACGGCACGCGGGTGGACCCGCAAACGGGCGAGATCAAGAAGGCGCGCAAGCTGGCGGATGAGAAAGCCGGCGTGTGGATCGACCTGACCGAGGGCATCGAGGACGGGCTGTCCGTCGCCATCGCCATGGAGGAACTGCGCGTCCATGTCGGGGTCAGCGTGAGCTGGATGCAGGCCATCCGCCTGCCCGCCCAGGTCGAGGGGGTGGCGATCTGGCAGCAGAACGACGCGCCCGACAGCTCCGCCGCCCGTGGGGTCGGGAAGGTCATCGAGAATTTCCGGAGCCAGGGGAAGCGCGTGCGGCTGGTCCGCCCGCCCGAGGGCTTCAAGGATGCCAATGAATGGGTGCAGGCGATGAACCAGCGCCAGCAGGAGGCAGGTTGATGGCCGCCGATGGGATGGACGGTCTGCGCCGCTGGCGCGACCAGGCCGAGGAAGTGGGTGAGGAGCTGGTGGACGATCGGTCCAGCGGCGAGGGCGACGGCGATGCCGGCACGCCGGAGCCGGAGAGCCGGTTGCCGTCGGGCTGTCCGGTGGTGCCGCTGGGTGTCCATGGCGACATGATCTTTTACCTGGACGAACTGCGGCAGCTCCGCGACCTGAAGGCGGAGAAGCACAGCCGGCTGAACGTGCAGATGCTGTTCGGCCGGCAGAGCGACTTGCTCTATGCGTTCTGGCCCCGCAAGGCGCAGAACAAGACGACGGGCGAATGGGAAACCACCGGCTGGCGCCCGGAGCTGGCGGCCGAGACGCTGATGGCGGCGGCGGCCGACAAGGGCGTGTGGTCGCCCCAGGACCGCGTGCGCGGCGCCGGGGCCTGGATCGGTCAGGACGGGGAGCTGGTCTGGCACTGCGGCACCGCGGTGCTGATCATGCCGACCGACCGCAAGGTCAGCATGCGGATTGAGGAGCCGGGCGTGGTGGGCGAGCTGGTCTATCCGGCCGGACCCGCCATCCCGCGCCCGCACCCGGAGGCACAGCCGGCAGCGGAACGGGGGCCGGCGCAGAAGCTGCTGGATCATCTGGAGACTTGGTCCTGGCGGCGCGGCGACGTCGACGCGCATCTGATGCTCGGCTGGATCGGCGCCGGCATGTTGGGCGGCGCCCTGAAATGGCGTCCGGTGGCCTGGATCACTGGCGGGCGAGGCACCGGCAAATCGTCGTTGCAGGATGTTATCCGGTGGTTGATGGGCAGCGCCGGGTTGTTGCAGAGCGCGGACCCGACGCCGGCCGGCATCCGGCAGACGCTGAGGTACGACAGCTTGCCGGTGGCGATCGACGAGGCCGAACCGGGGGACGACAGCAACGCGACTATGGCCGGGCTGGTAAAGCTGGCGCGCATCGCCGCCAGTGGTGGCAATGCCCATCGCGGCGGCGCCGACCACCAGGCGAACACGTTCACCTTGCGAAGCTGTCTGCTGTTCAGCTCCATCCTGATTCCGCCGCTCCTCCCCCAGGATCGCAGCCGTATGGCCATCCTGGAGCTGGACGAGTTGCCCAAGGGAGCGACGCCCCCACCCATGACGGAGCGGGAAATCGGGGAGTTGGGCCGGAAGCTACGGCGCCGGCTGGTAGACCAGTGGCCACGTTTCGCCGCGACGCTGGACGCCTACAGGCAGGCGATGCGTGAAGGTGGACACAGCGCCCGCGGGCAGGATGTTTTCGGCACTCTGCTGGCCGTTTCCGACCTGCTTCTCTACGACGTCGTGCCCGACGAAGGCGGGCTGAAGGCATGGGCAGCCAAGCTGTCGGCTGCAACGCTGGCGGAGTTGGAAGGGGACGTGACGGACGAAGCCGCGTGTCTGAACCACCTGCTGTCGACCGTTTGGGAAGCGCCGCACGATAGGCGGCGGATGACGCTTGGCCGGTGGGTCGGCGTGGCTGTCGGTCGGATCACTGGCGATGCCAATGAGGACACCGCCCGCAAGCTGCTGATGGAAGCCGGCATCAAAATCCATGAGCAAGGTGGAGAGGCATGGCTGGCAGTGGCCAACATGCATCGGGGGCTGTCACGGATCTACGACAGCACCCAATGGGCTGGCCGACCAGGTGCACAAGGCGGATGGGTCCAGGCTCTGCGAAGACTGCCGCACAAGGTCTATGACAAGACCATGTGGTTCGGCGTTGCGGCAAGGGCCACGCTCATCCCCATCTACCTCTGTCTGCCGGACGGCGGAAGCCGTCCACCGAATGGTCCGACGTCGGCCGGCGAGGCGGGCGATCCGCTTGACCATGCAGTGCCTTCCGCGCCCGCATCGCCGGCTGGCGGCGCTTCCGCTTCCTCCGATCGCCTCCTCTAGGCCCTCCCCCCGATGCCCCCGGCCATTCCCTCCCCCTCTCCCCGCCCGTCCGCCCCGACCCGGTTCGGTTCGGACAGATGAAACGCGAGAAGGGGGCGGCCGATCCGGGGGCGGGGTGGGGCGTTAGGAGAGCGTTAGGCAAGGCGTTAGGAAGAAAAGCCAGTGAAATCAGATGGTTACTGAAATTCCTAACGTCCTAACGTGCTAACGATGCGTCTCTCTATGTGTGTGCGTGCGCGTGTGTGTGCGTGTGGTTGGTGTGGTGTTAGTTCGTTAGACCGTTAGGAAGGTTGTTAACCTACTGAATAGAAAAGGTTTTTCAGCTAACGGGCGGCCTAACGCACGCCTAACGCTCCGGATCGAATTGAATAATGGGGGTTTAGTGCCGTGACGGGTTCGGGGGAGAAGCAAGGGTTGGCGACGGTGCTGGACGAGGCGCTTGGCGCGCCAGCGCCGGCCGAGACCGTGGGCCAGCAGTTCGACCTCCTGTCCGATGCCGACGAGGGCGCGGACGAGGAGCCGGGCGCATCGCCGATGGATACGGCGCTAGACCGCATGGCGGAAGGCTTCAGCAAGCCGCGACGGGGCCGGGGCCGCCCCGCCGGTTCCAGGAACCGCCGGACGGAGGATTGGGCGCGCCTGGTGCTGTCCACCCACCGCTCGCCGCTGCTGGTCCTGGCCGATTTCTACAGCATGCCGGTAGAGGAGCTGGCGCGGCGCCTGCAATGCGACCTCCTCGACGCGGCGAAGCTCCAGATCACCGCGGCGCGGGACCTTGCGCCGTACGTCCACCAGCGTCTCCCCCAGGCCGTGAACCTCGACGTGTCGGGCAACCTGCCGGTGCTGCACCTGCACATGGGCGATCCGTCCGGGACATTGCCGGCGGCTGACGCGGCCTTGGAAGGGGTCAGCATCGTCATGACCGACGTGATGGAAAAACAAGGGCTTAGCGCACCGCTGGTGGAACACTCTGAATGGGTGAACTCTGAAGGGGCGGCTGGAGACATTGGAAATGCTGGCGAACCGGGTTCTTCTCCAACTGATTTAGGATCAGTCAAGTGAGCGGCGGCCTCTCCCTCTCCTTCAGCCCGCCGGGGCCGGTCTCCGCCGCCTTCATGGCCGACCGCTCCTACATCGCTGGCATCATGGGTCCGATCGGCAGCGCGAAGACGTCCACGGCGCTGATGAAGATCCTGGCCCATGCGGTGGAGCAGCCGGAGCATCGAGGCGTACGCTACAGCCGCTTCGCCGTTATTCGCGACACTTACCGCCGGATGGGCGCCACGACACTGCGTAGCTGGCACAAGCGGGTGCCGCGCGACTTTGGAAAGTTTTCGGACGGCGGAATGAATGCGCCGAGCATTCATCACCTGCGGTTCCTCATCAACGACCGCAGTACGGTTGACTGTGAGGTCATGTTTTCGGCGGTGGGAGACGCGGACGTGGAAGATTTCTGCCGCGGTTTCGAGGTCACAGGAGGCTACCTGAATGAGGCCGATCTGCTGGCTCCGGAACTGCTGGTGCACTTCCCGGGCCGCTGCGGTCGCTATCCCGACAACACCATGGGCGGCTGTGTCTGGCGCGGCTTGTGGCTGGACTTCAATGCGCCCGACACCGAGAGCCACCTGTACCGTGACTTCGTAGAGGCCCCGAAACCCGGTTACCGCCTCTTCATTCAGCCGTCAGGCTTGGGCGCGAACGCTGAGAACGTCGAGAATCTGCCCGGTGGAGCCGAGTACTATCGGGTGGAGGCATCGGGAAAACCAGATTGGTGGGTGCGCCGCTTCGTCCTCAACCAGTGGGGCTACAGCCGCGAGGGCAAGCCGGTCTACCCCGAGTGGAACGACGTGCTGCATGTCTCCGCCCGCGACCTGGAGCCAATCCCGGGCGTCCCGCTGGTGATCGGCGCCGACGCCGGCTTGACCCCCGCCGCCACGATCGGCCAGCAGACCGCAGCCGGCCAATGGCGCGTCCTGGATGAGCTGGTGCATGAGGGTGGCGCCATCGGCTTCAGCGACAGGCTGAACGCGCTGCTGGGCAGCCGCTACCCGGGCTTCGACGCGGTCGGGTGGTGCGACCCCGCCGCCGCCGCGCGCGCCTCGACGGATGAGCGGTCATGGCTCGACATCGTCCGCGCCCGGACCAAGCTGCGGTGGGAGAAAGCCCCATCCAACGCCCTGTCCGCCCGGCTGGAGGCCGTGCGTCTTCCCCTTACCCGCCTGATCGACGGTCAGCCCGGGTTCCTTCTCAGCCCCCGGTGCAAGGTGGTGCGCAAGGGCTTCAACGCGGGCTACCGCTTCAAGCGCATCCGGGCCGGGGGCGGTGACCACTTCACCGACGAGCCGGAAAAGAACGCGTTCAGCCACCCGCACGACGCCGTCCAATACATGTGCCTTGGCGGCGGCGGGTACGGCGCACTTCTCGGCCGGGACCGGGCGCGGGCTGCCGCGCATGCGGCCGGCACACCGAACGATTACGACCCCTTCACCTGGTGAGCCATGACCCAAATAGACTTCAACGCGAAGCGGTACCTGGACGAGAACCCCGACGTTGCCGACGCCGTCCAGAAAGGCCTGATCACGGCATGGGAACACTTCCGTACTGCCGGACAGAAGGAGGGCCGTGCCGCCTATGACAGTTCCGGCATGCCGGTCCAGGCCGACTTGATCGCCGACCAGACCGGCCCGAAGCCCGCCGCGCCCGCGCCGAAGGACTTCAACGAGGCGGCCTACCTGAAGGCCAATCCGGATGTCGCTGACGCCGTCCAGAAAGGCATGATCACGGCATACGGGCATTGGGAAAGCTCGGGGCGCAAGGAGGGGCGAACGGGCGCCTACGCTGTCGATCCATCGTTCGATGCGGCCTATTACCTGAAGACGAACCCCGATGTTGCGGCCGCGGTCAAGCGGGGCGAGACGACGGCCGAAGAGCACTACATTCTGGCGGGAAAAGCGGAGAAGCGCAGCGCGAGCGCGCCGGCTGCCCCGCCGCCGAAGCCATTGCGCGACGATGTGCTGCAGGCCATTGCCCAGCAGGCCGACCACGTGGACAGCGGGCTGACGGCCGGCGGCTTGGCCGACACCTTGTCGCGCCAGGTCATCACCCCATGGCGCGCCAGCCTGCAGCAGCTCCGCGACGGCAAGATCGACGCGAACGCCGGGCAGCGCGCCATGGACGAGCTGGTGAAGGTCCGCGACGGCATCCTGGCCAAGGCCGATGCGAAGGAGTTCACGGAGGCGATCCGCTACGCCGGTTCCATCAACCCGGGATTCCTGTCGGCGGTGGTGAATGCCGGGTCCGCGGCATTGCAGCGGCAGAACGCCGCCGGCACCGCTGCTACCACCGGCCTGTCCGCCTCCGACCAAGCAACCAAGGACATGATGGCGGCGGTCGATGCCGCGGCGGACAAGGAGCGGGTCAGGAGCCGGAGGGGAAGGGGGGCCACGCTGTTGACGGGGCTGGCGGGGCTGCAAAGCGACGCCGCGTCCGTCGCCCGCCGCCTGCTGACCGGAGGCTGAGCCATGGCGGACGCGCGCGCAGAGGAAATCATCAGGCGGCGTGAGAGCTTGGCCGCGCTCCGGTCCCCATGGGAGGGGGTATGGAGCGAGCTGGGTGAATATGTCCGACCGCTGCGAACCGGGTTCGCCGGAGGACCCCCGCAGTCGGGCGCCAAGCCCAGTTCGCGCCTGTTCGACGCGACGGCCGGCATGGCCAACAACAACTTGGCCGCCGGCCTCTACGGCATGATCACGAACCCGGCGAATTCCTGGTTCAACATCAAGCACGAGATCGACGAGCTGAACGAAGTGCAGGCGGTCAAGCTGTGGATGGCGACGGTCGAGCGCGCCATGCGCCAGGCGCTCGCGGCCAATGGGCTTGCCTTTTACAGCCGGGTGTTCGGCCTGTATTTGGACCTTCCGGCCTTTGGCACGGCGGTCTTCTACATCGACGAGCAACCCGGGCGCGGCCTCTGGTACTCCCATCGCCGGCTGTCGGAGTGCTTCGTATCCGAAAATGACAGGGAAGAGATCGACACCGTCTATCGCGACTTCACATGGACCGCGCGTCAGGCACAACAGCGGTGGGGCGACCGCGCGGGGCGGGAGGTGGCAAAGGCGATCGAGAAGGGCGAGCCGGACCGCCCCTTCCGCTGGCTTCATGCCGTCGAACCGAATCCGGATTTCGACCCGCGCAAGCTGGGCGCCCGCTTCAAGCCGTTCCGCTCCGTCTATGTCGGTGTGGATGACCGGCATGTGGTGGCCGAAGGCGGCTACGACGAGTTGCCCTACCAGGTGCCGAGATGGGCGCCGAGCGATGCCGGCACCTATGGCGACAGCGCGGCCGTGCTGGCGATCGCGGATATCAAGATGGTCAATGCCATGGGCAAGACCACGATCGTCGGGGCGCAAAAGGCGGTGGACCCGCCGCTGTTGGCGCCGGACGAGTTCTCCGTCCGCGGCCTGCGCACCTCCCCCGGCGGCATCACCTACGGCGGCGTCGACATGGGCGGCAACCAGCTCTTGAAGCCGCTGCAGACAGGGGCACGGGTTGACCTTGGTTTGGAGCTGGAGGAGCAGCGGCGCGGCGCCATCCGCGAGGCGTTCCACTGGTCGCTCCTCCTGATGGTCCAGCAGCCCGGCCGCACGGCAACCGAGGTGATGGAGCATCAGGAGGAGAAGCTTCGCCTCATGGCGCCGCACCTTGGCCGCATCCAGGCCGAGTTCCTGGACCCGGCATTGGGCCGTGTGTTCTCGCTCTTGAACCGCACCGGCCAGTTGCCGCCGCCTCCGGACGTGCTGCGCCAGTATCCGGGCCTCCGGCTGGATTACGTGTCGCCGCTCGCCCGGGCTGCGAAGGCGGCCGAGGGGGCGGCGGTGATCCGCACCCTTGAGGCTCTGGGTCCGATCGCGCAGCTCCGCCCGGAGGTGATGGATAATTTCGATACGGACGAGATCGCACGCGGGATCTCCGACGCCTACGGCCTGCCCGCCAAGATGATGCTGGACCCGCGCCAGGTGGAGCAGATGCGGTCTGCCCGTGCACAGCAGCAACAGCAGGCTGTGGCGCTCGAACAGTCGGCGGTTGCTGCCGGCGCGCTGAAGGACATGAGCGCGGCGGGGGCAGCCTGATGGCGGCGCGGATCAAATCGGGCGTGCAATGGCTGGTCAACGCATTCGGGCGTCGCCGCGCGCAATCGGTGGCGCGGGCCTACCGGTCGCAGATCGACCCGCAGGGCGAGAATGGCCGGCTGATCCTCGCCGACCTGATGCGCTATTGCGGCGCCAACCGCTCCGCGATGGCGGCTGACCCCTATCAGACCGCCTTCAACGCCGGGCAGCAGGATGTGTTCTTCCACATCCTGGAGATGCTCGACCTTTCCCCCTCTGACTTCCCCTCAATGCTGATGGAGCAAAACCATGTTGATTCGTAGCCGTGCCGTGTTCGCCCCCGACGGCGGGGCCGCCAGCGGGATCGGCGCTCCGGACGGCGGCGCCGGTGGCGCCCCTGCATCCTCGTCGGGCTTCGACTGGACGGGCGCGCTCGGTGACCAGGCGCAGACCTTCCAGCCGTTGCTGCAGGCCAAGGGCTGGAAATCGCCGGTGGATGCGCTGACGGCGTACCAGAACCTGGAAACCCACGTCGGCCGCGCGATCGTGCCGCCGGGCGCCGACGCCAAGCCGGAAGATTGGGCGCCGGTGTACGACAAGCTGGGGCGGCCGCAGGCACCCGACGGCTACACCGGGGTCGCTCGCCCGGCCGATCTGCCGGCCGATTTCCTGCCGGACGACGACCTTTCCGGCTTCCGGCAGGCTGCCCATACTGCCGGCCTGTCCGATCGCCAGGCGCAGGCGCTTTTCGGTTGGTTCTCCGGCCGCGGGAAGTCGCAGTTCGACGCGGCACGCGAGGCCAACGCCAAGGTGGAGCCGGAGCTGCGCGGCAAATGGGGCGCCGCCTATGACGGCAACGTGGAGGTTGCCCGCCGTGCCGCCAAGGCATTCGGTGGGGATGGCGTCCTGGACATGCTTGAGAAGCAGCTGGGCGGGGTGGGGCTGGTGGAGTTCTTCCATCGCGTGGGCAGCGCGATGGGCGAGGACAGTCTTGCCGGCGGTGGTGGCGCGCCGGCTGGCGGAGGCGTCGCGACGCCCCAGGCGGCGCAGTCGCGCATTGCGACCTTGTCGAATGATGAGGCTTTCCAGAAGCGGTTGTGGAACCGCGACCAACCGGGACATGCGGCAGCAAAGCGCGAATGGGAGGAGCTGCATCAGAAGGCTTACACCTGACGGTTGACCGTTACCCGTTGTCGTGTTATGGCGATTCAGTCCGAAAGGGTCCGTGACACATCGGCGGGTAACCTGGTCTTCGACCGGGTCCGTGAGTTCGGCGGGCAACCCTCTGAGGCGGCAGATCATCCGATCAACCGTTTTTGGAGGGGGCCACCGTGTCCAGCCAGATCCCCACGCATTACCAGAACACTTATCAGAAGAACCTGGAGCTGGGTCTTCAGCAGAAGACGTCCAAGCTTGAAGGCTGCGTCCGTACCGAGAACCAGTCGGCGGAGCGCGACTTCTACGACAAGATCGGCCCGACCGAGGCCGAGGATGTGACCGAGCGTCACGCCGACACCAAGTATGCCAACACCAAGCATGACCGCCGCGCCTGCACGATCATTCCCGCCACTTGGTCGGACCTGATCGACAAGTTCGACAAGGTGCAGCTCGTCACCGATCCGACCAGCGCCTACACCCAGAACGCGATTGCGGCGCTGAACCGTCGGAAGGACCGCCACATCCTGACCGCCGCCATCGGCACCGCCTTTACCGGCAAGGAAGGGACGACGCCGGTTGCCTTCCCCTCCAGCCAGATCGTGGCGGTGAACTACGTCGAGGGCGGCAGCGCCGCCAACTCGGGGATGACGATCGGCAAGCTCCGCAAGGCCAGGGAAATCCTCGGGCTGGCAGACAACGACGAGGACGAGGACACCTATCTGGCGCTGACCGAAACGCAGATTACCGACCTCCTCAAGACGACCGAAGTCACCAGCGCCGACTACAACTCGGTACAGGCACTCGTCGCCGGTAAGATCGACACTTTTCTCGGCTTCAAGTTCAAGAAGGTCTCTCCGAAGCTGGTGGTGAAGGCCAGCACCACCCGCAAGTGCGTCGCCTGGAAGAAATCCGGCATCGTGCTGGCGAAGGGCTTGGAGGTGCAGAGCAAGGTTACCGAGTTGGCGACCAAGAACTACAGCACCCAGGTCTGGGCCTGCGGGATGTTCGGCGCCACGCGCCTGGATGAAGAGAAGGTGGTCGAGATCGACTGCCTCGAATCGGCGTAACGGAGGGCACGGACCATGGCTGATTTCTACGGCACCAATCACGCGCTGACCGTCGCCACCCCGCGTTCGCTGGTCAACGGCGGCGACTTCGGCGGCTCGGTGCGGGTCTACACCGACAGCTACACCACCCTTGGCACCGAAGCGGTCGGGGATAGCATTTATGTCGGCTACCTGAAGCCCGGCGAACGGTTCCTGTTCGGCATCGTTGTCTTTGGTGCGCTCGGCGCCAGCACCACCCTGCAGCTCGGCGATGCCGGCGACGATGACCGCTACATGGCGGCCGGCTCGACCGCGGCGGCCGGCAACAAGGATGCCCGCGCCCTGGCCGGCGCCGGCTTCCTCAATGACACTGATACGGCGATCTCGCTGTGTCTGAAGGTCGGCGGCGCCACGCTCGCGGCTGGCATCGGCATCCGCACCGAACTGTTCATCAGCCGCGTGTGACCCGGCCATGCCGGCGCTGATCGACCTCTTTAATCGGGCTCTCGGCTGGTGTCGGGCGCAGGCCATGGTAACCTTGGAAGAGGACACCGTGTCCGGCCGCGCCTGCCGTCGCTTCTATGCGACGAGCCGGGACGCCACCCTGCGGGCGTACCCGTGGAACAGCGCCGCCAGCCGGGCGGTGCTGGCCGCGCTGGTCGATGCGCCGGAATTCGAGTTTGATCATCAGTACCGGCTGCCGGACGATTGTCTGGCGGTGCGGCAGCTCTGGGACGATCCGCAGGCGGACTATGTGGTGGAGGGGCGGTCCCTTCTCACCAACCTGTCCGCCCCCCTGCGTCTGAAGTACACGGCGCGCATCGAGCCCGACGGGATGGACCCGTTGCTGTTCAACGCGGTTGCCGCGCGCCTGGCCTATGACATCGCGCCGGGGCTGACCGAGAGCAGCACGGTGACGGACAAGTCCCTTGAGCGTTTCGCGGCAGCCGTCCGCGAAGCCCGGGCCGTGGATGCGGCCGAAGGGGTGCCGGCGGAGGTGCCGGGCGCCTACGGCTGGATGGATGCCCGTCTATGAGCCGCGCCACCCCCGCCCAATACGCCTTCACCGGCGGCGAGATTTCCCCCCGGATCAAGGGGCGCACCGACCTGGAGCGCATCCGCAACGCCGTGGAGGAGATGACCAACATGGTCGCGGTCCCCGAAGGACCGTCGGAGCGGCGCCCGGGAACCCGGTTCGCCAACAGCACGAAGGGCGATGCTTCCGCGGTTCTCATCCCCTTCGAGTTCTCGACCCAGCAAGCCTACATCATCGAGGCGACGGCCGGGGCTTTCCGCTTCTACCGCGATGGCGGCCAGATCGTCAGCGGCAGCAGCCCCTACGAGGTGACGCACGCCTATTCCGCGGCCGATCTGCCGTTTCTGCGCTGGACCCAGTCGGCCGACGTGCTGTTCCTGGTCTGCCCCGGGCATCCGCCACGCACCCTGTCGCGCACCGGCCACACCGCTTGGAACTTGGCCGAGTGGGTGATGCGCGACGGCCCCTATCTCGACCTCAACAGCGGCCCGACCACGCTGACGCCGTCGGGCACCAGCGGCAGCGTGACGCTGACGGCGAGCGCCGCGCTGTTCGCCGCCACCGATGTCGGTCGGTTGGTCCGCTTGCGCATCGCCAACGTCTGGGGCTGGTGCCGCATCACCGCCTTCGGCTCTGTAACCTCCGTGACCGCTACGGTCGAAGCGGCGTGGGGCGGCACCACGGCCACGGCGTTCTGGCGCTTGGGAGCGTGGGGCGCCACCACCGGGACGTGGCCGACGGCGGTTACCTTCCATGAAAACCGCTTGGCCTTCGCGGCGCTGCAAACCGTGTGGCTCTCGTGCTCGGGTGATTTCGACAACTTCGGCCCGACGACCGAAAATGGCACGGTGGCGGCGGACAACGCCATCACGCTGACGGCGGCCGACGATCAGGTGAACGTGATCCGCTGGCTCCGCTCCGCCTTCGGCGTGCTGATCGCCGGAACCAGCGGCGGCCCCTTCGCCATCCAGGCGAGTTCTTTGCGCGAGGCGCTGACGCCGATCAACGCCACCATGCCGCGCGTCCATGTGGCGGGCGCCGCCGACGTGCAGCCGGTGCGCGTCGCCACCAATCTGGTGTTCCCCTCCCGCTCGCGCCGGCGGCTGCATCTGCTGAACGCCGAGTTCGCGGCGGCCGGCTATTCGGCGCCCGATCTGGCCTTGGTCGCCAGCCACATCACCCGCCACGCCGTCAAGGCGATGGCCTACCAGCAAGAGCCGTGGTCGGTGATGTGGCTCGTGCTGGATGACGGCACGCTGGCCGGCGTCACCTATGTCCCGGAACTCGACATCCTGGCATGGCACCGCCACCCGTTGGGTGGTACGGCCGTCAAGGTGCTGTCCGTCGCCTGCATCCCCGCCGCCGACCGGGATGAACTGTGGCTGGTGGTCGAGCGCGTGGTGGCCGGCGGCATCCGTCGGCATGTTGAGATTCTCGAAGCGCCTTTCGAGCCGGCGACCGCCGCCGACCGCGCCGGCTGCTATTTCGTCGACGCCGGGCTGTCCTACGCCGGGCCGCCGGTCACCAGCCTGTCGGGACTGGCGCATCTGGAGGGAGAGACGGTGCAGATTCTCGCTGATGGCGCGGTGCATCCCGACAGGCTCGTGACCGGCGGGCAGGTGGCATTGCAGGTTCCCGCGTCACAGGTGCATGTCGGACTGGGCACTGCGGCGCGCGTCGTGAGCCTGGACCCGGGTGTGCCGGTAGCGGAGGGGGCGAGCCGGGGCAAGCCTCGCCGTATCGACCAGGTCACGGTAGGGCTGCTGAACAGTCAAGGCGGTTCCGTCGGGCTGAAGGGCGGTCCTGCCGAGAAACTGCCCGTTCGTCATTCAGGCGATGTCATGGGCGCGCCATCGCCGCTTTTCAGTGGAGACATGGCCATCAAGGTGGAAAGCGGCTGGAGCCGGGCCGTGCAGGTGGTGGCCGAGCAGACGCTCCCGCTCCCCCTTACCCTGTCCGCCATCGTCCCCCGCATCTCGACCATGGACGCCTGACATGACCTCATCAGAGATCCGCCCCGCGACGTTCGACGATCTGCCGGGCATACAGAAAATGATGGTGACAGGTTTCGCCGCGACCGGCTATGCGGATTTGGCACCCTACGACCCTCAGTCTGGTGAAGCCGTACTGAAGGGCCTGATCGTTGCGGAAAACGCGGTCGTGCTGGTTGCGGTCGAGGCGGCTGGCTTGGTCGGGTTGCTGGTTGCCGTGGTGGTGCCGTACCCGTGGAACGGATCGATCTCCATTGCGCAGCAGCTCCTGTGGTGGGTGGAGCCGGCATGTCGGACCGGCGCCGGGCGGCGCCTATTGGCTGGAATGGAGGAATGGGCGATCGCCAAGGGGGCCAAGCTCCTGGCTTCCTCATGCAATGAGGCGATCGGCGGGGAACGGGCAACCGAAGTCTACCGGCGACGATTCGGCTTCCGGCCGATTGAGCGGCACGTCCTGAAAGGCTTGATGCAATGCCCATAGTCGGTGCCATCGCCGCCGTCGTCGGTGCGGGTGCCGCCGTTGCTGGCGCGGTCCAAAGCGGCAAGGCCCAGAAGAAGGCGGCCGACCAGGCCGCCGCGACCGAGGAGGAGAACGCCAGACGGGCGGAGGAAAACGCGAAGGCGTGGGCCGAAGCGAACGAACAGCAAACTGCGTTCAACTACGCCGAGGCGACGCTGGACGCCGACATCACGCGGCAGAAGACGGCGCGCGACCTCGCGTTCCTTTCCGGCCAGAAGAACTATCAGGCCGATGCCTACGACCGTGCGATCGGCACGGTGAACGCGCAGACGGCGGAGCGCAGCGATGCGCTCACCCGCCAAATCGGCGCGACAACCGATCTGTTGAGGGTGAAAAGCGGCTCGCTAACGCGCCAGCTCGGCACGACGGCTGACCTGTTCGCCATCAAGGAAGCCGGGATCGACCGGCAGACCGCCAACACCTCCGAACTGCTGGGCATCAAGGATGAGGCGCTGCGGCGACAGATGACCACGCAAGCCGCGTTGATCGGCCTGCGCGGCGACACCATCCAGCGGGACGCCGAAGACGAAATCGCCGCGCTGCTGGGCCAATCGGGGTTCGAGCGCGCCGCGCTGGGCCGAAAGGCGGCACAAACACTCTCCGAGGCATCGGCGGCTGTGCTGGCCGCCGAAACGCGAACCGGGTTCGAGGTGGCCAATTTGGAAGCATCGGCCAGTGACCTCGACGCCCAGTCGCAGGCCAGTCTGCGCCGGGCCGGCATCGAAAAGGCGCTGGGAGCGCAGGAACAGCTTCGGCTTCGGGCACAGGGGGAGCGGATTGCCGGCGCCGCCCGGGCGCAGATAGGCAAGGCCGGCGTCTCATTGTCCGGATCAGCGCTCGACGTCATGGCCGATCAGGCCGGTGAGGCCGAAATGGAGCGGTTGGCCGCGAAGTACAAGGCCGACATCACGGTCGACAGTTATGTGGAGGACGCCCGTACGAAGGGCGTGCGGGCTGTCCAACTCCGAACCCAGGGCACCCAGATGCAGATTCTGGGGGCGCTCGACGCCGTGAATACCATGGCGACGGCGGAGTATCAGGCGGCCGAGTTGGCGGGGCAGGCCGCCGAGATCGGTCGCCGCACCAGCGAGAGCGTTGGCACTCTGGAGCGTCGACGGGTCGCCGATCTGGAAACCTTGGCCATCGAGGGCAAGGAAAGCCTTGCGGGGCTGGAGACATCACGTCGCACGCTGGCCGTAGAGGGTCGCGAATCGCTGGGGGCGTTGGATGCGGCGCGACAGACGCTGTATGTCGAGGGCAGGGCGCAGGCCGACGCGCTGGTTGACCAGGTGCGCACTCTCGACATTGAGGGAAAGCAGCAGCTCGGCAGTTTGCGCGCCGATCTGGCGACGACCGCGCGGGAGGGAGCGGACAAGGTGCTGGCCCTCGCGGCGGAACGGGGCAACACGTTGACCAACTATGACGAGCAGATTGCCACCACGAAGATTCAGGGCGAGCAGCAGGAAGCCGCGTTGCGCCGCGAAGCGGAGCAGATCAAGAAGAAGGGCGAGATCGACGCCCGCAACATCCGGCTGACCCAACTCGCCCAGGCCGCCGACTTCCGCGCCTCGGCCGCCGCCCGCCGTGACAGCGGCAGCGCCGCCGTGACCGCGTCCTACCTGTCCGCCGGGGCCTCCATCCTTGGCACCGCCGGCAAGTTGGCGACGCAGTTCCCGACCTTCTTCAACGGCAGCAGTTCCAGCAGCGCCAGCACGTCCGCGCCAACCGTCGTGGTGGACCCCTGATGGTCACGAACCCGTCCAGCATCCTCCGGCCCATCGGTCTACGCGTCAATTTCAGCGCGCCGACCCAGCCGTACCAGCGCTTCACCGAGCCGCAACAGTCGGCCGGCGGCGCGGCGCTGTTGCGCGCGGGCGGGCAAGTCGGCGACGCGGTCGACGCGGTGGGCAACGCCTTCGAGAAGCTCAACCGGCAGGACGAGGCGTTGACCGTCGCGCGGATGCGGGCGGAGGACCGCACCACCTGGTCGACAAAGTTCAACGAGGCGAAGGAAAAGGCGGACATCGGTGCGCCGGATTTCACATCCGGCTTCCTCAAGGACTTCGACGCCTACGCCGCCGAGCGGTTGGCGGCGGCGCCCTCGCCGCTGGCGCGGCGCGACGTCGAAATGGGGTTGATCGACCTGCGCGGCCGGTTGGCCGAGGAGGGGTTGCAATTCGAGGCCGGCGCGCGGCTGGCCAAACGGCGCGGCGACGTGGAGCAAATCCGCAGCTTGAACGGCGGCTTGCTCGCCCGCGACCACCGCGACTTCGCAACCGTGCTGGCCGACACGGAAAACAGCATCCGCACGTTGGGATTGCCCCCGGCGGTCCAAGCGCAGGAGATCGAGGCAACCCGGGCAACTTTCGCGGAAACCGCGCTCATGGGTTTGGCCAGCCGCGATCCGGCGGCGGCGATGACCGCGATCAAATCCGGCGCGTGGGACGGCTACACCCAGCCGGATCGCTTGGTGCGGCTGTACGACCACGCGAACACCGAGGATCGTCGGCGCCGCAACGAGGCGCGGGCTGCGGCGGCCGAGGCGCGGGCCGAAGCGCGCAGCATCCTGGAGCCGCAATACCGCGACGCCTTCGCCGCCGCCCAGGACGGGGCGGCGTTCACGCCCATTCCGGAAGCCCGCTTGGTCAACGCCTATGGCCCGGAGCGCGGCCGGCAGATGTTCGCCGAGCTGGAGGCGACGCGCAAGCTTGGCCAGGATGTGAAGACGGTGGCCATGGTGCCGCCCGACGTGCAGGACAGGCTGTTGGCCAGCTACGCGCCGGACGGCGCCGGCTATGCTGGCGAACGCGAGCGCTACGGCGAACTGGCCCGCGCCGTTGCCCGTGATCGCAAGAACCGGGAGGATCCGGCAGCCTATGTGCTGTCGAACTCGTCGAAGCTCCGCGACCTGGTTGCCGGCGCCCGCACCGACCCGACCAAGGCTCAGGCGGCGGTCGCCCTGTCGCTGACCCTTCAGGCCGACGCTGGCATTCCCGAGGTGGACCGTCGCATTCTCCCCGTCAGCATGGCGGACACCGCCGCCCGCCAGCTCGCCACCCTGCCGCCCGAGGCGCGGGCCGACGCGGTGGAGGGCATGGCCGCCACCTATGGCGAGCATTGGCCGCGCGTCTTCCGCGAGCTGGTGGCACAGAAGCTTCCGACCGGTTACGAGGTGCTGGCCACGGTCCAGCATCCCACGGCCCGCAAGGAGCTGGCCGAAGCGCAGGCGATCGGCCGCGACGATCTGCGCAAGGCAGTCGACAAGAACGCCAAGCTGGTGGACGACGGCGTGCGGGCGGCGCTGGAACCGCTGATCCAGAGCCTTGCGCTGCAACCCGGCGGCGCCGGCAAGATCGCGCTGTGGGAGGACCAGACCCGGCTGCTGGCCTACCGCTATGCCCTCACCATGCCGCCGGCCGATGCGGCGAAGAAGGCGGCGGACGAGATCGCCTTGGGCAAATACGATTTCGTCCCGCAGGACGGCGGCTTGCAGGTGCGGGCGCCCAAGGGCCAAGGCGACCGCGCCGCCGCCTACGGGCGTCAGATCCTCAACGCGCTGACCCCGGCCGATCTGCCGGACGTCGGTGGCAACACGAAGCTGTCGCCCGAGGATCGTCGCGACATTCTGCTGTCCAGCGTGCGGCGCGGCGTCTGGGTGAACAACGAGCATGACGACGGGTGGGTGCTCCTCGACGCTCGCCGCCAGCCCGTCACCCGCGCCGACGGCAGCAGGATCGAATTCCGCTTTTCCGAGGTGAAGGACACTGGTCCGGTCATCCCAGCCAATCGAATGCCCTCCGGCGACGCGATCGATGCGACGGCGCGCCGCACCGGCCTGACGCCGGAACAGGTCCGTCAGAACATGTTGCGCCGCGCGGCCGAGGAGGAATAGCGATGGTAGGCATCCTCACCGACCCCATCGAGCCCAATCGCCGTCTGGAGGCGCTGGGCACGAACGCCATCCCCGCGACGACGGGCGAGGCGCTGGGTGCGACTTGGGACGACGCGCTGACCCGCAACCCCACGAACTCTTTGTTCCGCTGGGCCGGGCGCGCCTTCTTCCAGCCAGCCGACGCCCGCATCCTGTCCGCCGAGGACGCCAACCGGGAATTCGGCCTGGACGGCGCGTTGCGCTTCGACGGCGACACGCCGGAGCCCTATGCGCGCGACCTGTACGAGCTGAAGCGGGCGGAATTGCGCCGGCAGGACACCCTGTCGCGGGTGGAGGGCGGTCTTCTTCAGGGTGCTGCGCGGCTTGGCATCGGTTTCGTCGCCGGTGCGCTCGACCCGCTGAACATCGCATCGGCGTTCATCCCGGTGGTGGGTGAGGCGCGGATGGCGACGATGCTCGGCCTTTCGGCTGGGACCGCCGGCCGGGCGGCGGCGCGGGCGGGTGCCGGCGCGGTCGGCGGCGCGGTCGGCGCCGCTGTGGTCGAGCCGATCGTCTACGGCGTGGCGCAGCAGGAGCAGGCCGATTACGGCGCGGTGGACAGCCTGTTGAACATCGCCTTCGGTGCGGCGCTGGGGGGCGGTCTCCATGTTGTCGGCGGCGCGGTGCGGGATCGCTGGGACGCTTGGCGCAACCCGGTGGAGGCGCGGCTGGAGGCCGCACCCTTCCCGGCGCAGGAAACGGCGCTGCGCTCCGCCATCGCCGATGTGGCAGAGGGCCATGCCCCGGAACAGGCGGAGCTGGCGTTGCGGCTCCAGGAGCGGAGGCGCATCGCCGATGCTTATGACGAGGTGCGTGCTCGCCCTGGTGGCGCGGCTGACGATCCGCTGGTGCGCTTGCTCAGCGACACCGACATGCCCACCAACCTTCGGCGTGGCGCGGCGGAGGAGCGTGACGGCGAAGTGCGCATCCCCGGCCGAGGCGACGGGCTGGTCAAGATCATTTTCAAGGATGGTGAAGGGTCGAAGCGGGCTCCCGACCGGCAGGTGACGCGCGATGACGTGTTGCAGCTGCCGGATATCCTGCGGAACTACGAGCCGCGAATCGAAGATGATGCGGACAAGGACCGCTATCATCGCATCTGGATTCTTAATGCCGAGGACGGCCGTCAGATCAAGATTGTGGCCAGCCGGTTCAGCGGTGACCGCGAGCATTACATTGTGAAGATGGGAGTCAACGGACCGGGCCGGCTTGAACCGCCGTCGCCACGCCGTGATGCCGGTTCCCCCGACGACGTCAGCCGCGTCGCCGGGGATACCGCCCCAGGGCCTTCGGATCGGCCGTTGGGGGGCCGGCAGGGCTATAGAATGGACCGTGGCAATCCGTTCCGCAAGCCCATGCCGGTGTTCGACGCCGACAATCGCCGCATCATGGTGCGGTACGAGTTGGCCGAGGCCGGCGGGTTGGTGACCTCGCACAATGCCGACCTGTCGGTGAACTCCGCCTTTCCGGCGGAGTTGCAACCGCGGGAGCGTGACCGCGTCGCCAGCCATGAACAGATCCGCAGCATCGCCGCCGGACTGGAGCCGGAACGGCTTGGCGTCTCGATGGATGCGGCCACCGGCGCCCCGGTGATCGGCGGCAATGTGGTGGAGAGCGGAAATGGCCGCGTGCTGGCCCTGCGCCGGGCCTATGCCGAGCATCCGGAGGCCGCCACCCGTTACCGGGCGTTCCTGACCGACCTGGGCTTCAATCCGTCCGGCTTTCGCGAGCCGGTGCTGGTCCGCCGCAGGCTGACCGACCTTACGCCGGAGGAGCGAACCCGGTTCACCGTCGCCGCCCAGAAATCCGCCGTCCTCGACCTGTCCGCCACCGAGCGGGCGATGGCCGACGCTCCCGGGTTGGATGGCATCCTGTCGCTGCATCAGGGCGGCGATGTCGGGCTGGCGCGCAATGCCCGCTTCGTCCGCGCCTTCATCGATCGTCTGCCGCAGTCCGACCAAGGCGGCATCCTGGCGGCGGATGGCGGATTGTCGCGCGACGGCAAGCGCAGGCTGGAGAACGCGCTGCTGGCGCGGGCCTTCGATGATTCGGATTTGCTGGGACGCATGATCGAGACTGACGACGACAACAGCCGCGCCATAGCCGGCGCGTTGCTCGACGTGTCGCCTGCTTGGGCCAGGATGCGCGCGGCGTCGGCGGCCGGCGAGATCGCGCCCGGCATGGATGCGACGATGGACCTGCTGGAGGCGGTGCGCATGATCCGCGACGCCCGTGCCGCCGGACGGCCGCTGGATCACATCCTCGACCAGATCGACGCGTTCCGCCGGCCATCGCCGGCAACCGAGCTGTTTCTGGATGGCATGCTGCGCGGCAAGAGCACCGCCAGCCGTGACGCGGTGGCCGCCACCCTGACCCGCTATGTGGACGAGGCCATGAAGTCCCGCCCAGGTCCCGACCTGTTCGGCGCCGATCCGCCGAGCGGGGAGGAGGTGTTGCGCGCGTTGCGGAGCCATGATCCGTCAGCCCCGCCAGCCGAGGATTTGGAAACGGTGGCCGCCATTGACCGTTCGGTGGCGCAGATGAAGGAGACGCCGGTGGCCGGCGACTCCGCGTCCAACCCGCTGAAGGCCGCCGGGGATGTGGTGGATGCGGATCTTGAGCGCTTGCGTGGCCTTGGCCTGGTCCGCGGTGACGAGCCGGAGATTGCGCATGCCGCCGCCCTGGTGGAGGAGGCGGACTCCCATCGCCGCGCGCTGGAAGCCGGCGCGTTTTGTCTGTCGCGGAGGACTTGATGAGCTGGCAGGACTGCTTGGGGGAAATCCGTGGCGCCGCCGGACGGGACCTGTCGGACGACGATATCCATGTCATGTTGGAGGATATCCAGCTCCGCGCCGATCGGATGCGTCGGGAGCGTGTGGACCTTTCGCAGGCCGAACTATACCGGGCGGCGGCCAGGGAGGCGGGCGCTGAAGCGGAGATGGCCGCCCGGATCGAGGCGCGGAACGCCAAGCTGAACTTGGTCAAGCGGGTCGCGCGCCGCGAATTCTACGAGGCGGCGCCCGCCGTTGGCAGCCGGCCGGGCATCCTCATCGGATTGGAGGCGAAGCTGGTGGGGGTGAACACTCCGTTTTCCGGGTCCCGCCTGTCGGTCGCGGCCCAGCAGAACGCCCTGCGACGGGACTACATGGTGGGGCTGACCACCGAGTTCGACCGCGCCGGACTTTATGAAACCGTTCGGTCCGGTGCCATCGACCGTCAGATCGCGCGGGAGCTGTTCGAGCTGTCTCGGGCGGAGGGCGGCGCGCCCGGGGTGACCGGCAGCAAGCCGGCGGCAGAAGCGGCGGGGATCATCGCCAAGTACCAGGCCTTGGCCCGCGAGGCGCTGAACCGGGAAGGTGCCTGGATCGGTCAGTATGACGGCTATATCGCGCGGACGGCCCACGATCCGGACAAGATCCGCCGCGCGACCTTCGAGGGCTGGCGGGACCAGGTGGTGAAACTGCTGGACGAGCGCACCTTTGAGGGGATCGCCGACAGGGAGCGTTTCCTTCGGGGCGTTTACAATGCCCTGGTGACCGGGGTGCATCTGACGCCGGACGGCATGCAGGGCTTCAAGGATCCCGCCTTCAAAGGCAGCGGCAATATCGCGAAGCGGCTCAGCCAAGGGCGGGTGCTCCACTGGCGCGACGCCGATGCCTGGATGGACTATCAGGCGGCGTTCGGTCACGGCAACCTGGTCGAGGCCGTGCTGCGCGGCCTCGACCAGGCCGCCCGCAACACCGCCTTGATGCGGGAGTTCGGCACCAACCCGCGCGGCGAGTTCGACGCCGACATGCAGGCGCTCGCCGAGTCGTGGCGCGACCGCGACCCCGACGCGGTGGTGAAGCTGGGGGAAGCGCGCAAGTGGCTGGCCAACCGCTTCGACGAGCTGGACGGCACCAGCAGCATGCCGGTCAATCGTCTGGGTGCCCGCATCGGCGCATCCGTCCGCGCGTGGGAAAGCATGTCGAAGTTGGGCGGCGCCACCCTGTCCGCCGTCACCGACGTCCCCTTCAAGGCATCCGAGCTGCGCTATCAGGGCATCAACCTGTTGGAGGGCTATGCCGATGGCGTGCAGTCGCTCATCCGTGGGCGTGGCCGATCGGACAGCGGGACGCGCGAGATCATTGACCTGTTGCGGGCCGGGTCCGAAGGCATGCTCGGACATATTGCGGGGCGGTTCGATGCCCAGGACACCGTTCCCGGCACGTTGTCCAAGCTGACCAACGTGTTCTTCCGCTGGTCCGGGCTGAATTATTGGACCGACGCCCAGCGTGCCGGGGCGGAGTTCATCATGTCGCGCCATCTTGGCCGCCTGCAGCGAACCGAGTTCGCCGCCCTGCCCAGGCAGACGCAACGCGTCCTCACCCTCTTCGACATCAAGCCGGAGGAATGGGATGCGCTCCGGGCCGGCGAATGGGTTCAGGCTGATGGGCGCGCCCACCTGACGCCCGACGCGGCCAGCCGGATGACCGACCAGCAGGTTGATGGGCTGATCGGCGGCAAGCTGGACGGAATTCGGCAGGCGGCCCTGGACCGCATGGAAAAGGCGGTGGATGCGCTCGATCGGCTGGAGAGCCGGCTGGCGAAGCATGAGGCCGCCATGGGCAAAGCCGGTCCCACCGGCGCCGATGTGGAGCGGGCGACGATGCAAGCCACGGTGGAGGGGGTACAGCGCTACCAGCGCAGCATTCAGCAGCTCCGCCAGGACATGCGGGAGATGGTGGCGGGCAGTCGGACCCAGAACGAGGTGCATCAGCACCTCGTTCGCGAGATCGGCTATCTCGCGCGGGCCGAACGTGAGTTGGCTGTGAAGGCCGAGCGGCGCGTGGCCCGCCTGAAGGATCGGGTGCCGGCGGCCGAGGCGGCGAGGGATAAGGCAGCCGCCGCGATCGAGGGCATCCACCAGGACATGCTGCGCCATCTGGATGAGCTGGACAGCCTGCCCGTCCGGCTGGACGAGCAGATGTCCCGCGCCCGTGATGGCGCCCGCGCCGATCTGGCGCTCAAGCTGCACAGCTATTTCAGCGACCGCGGCGAATATGCCGTCATCAACCCGGGCGCCCGTGAGCGCGCCATGCTCCGCCGTGGCACCCAGGCCGGTACGCTTGAGGGCGAGGCGCTGCGCTTCGTTGGCCAGTTCAAGGCGTTTCCTGTCGCCGTCATCAGCAAGGTCTGGGGCCGTGACCTGTACGGCGGAGAGCGCGGATGGGGCCGCGCCGCCGGCATCGTTCACACGCTGGTGGCGACCACCGTCATGGGCTATGTCGCCGGCATGCTGAAGGACCTGTCGAAGGGACGGGCGCCGCGCGATCCAACCGACCCGCGTGCTTGGGGCGCAGCCTTCCTGCAGGGCGGTGGCGCCGGCATCTATGGCGATTTCCTCTTGGGCCAGTACAGCCGCTTCGGCAACCGCTTCCTGGAGAGCGCCGCCGGCCCGACCCTGTCGAGCGCGGGTGAGCTGCTGAACATCTGGGCCGGCGCACGCGAGGGCAACGATGAGAAGGCCGCGACCCTCCGGTGGACGCTGTCCAACACGCCTTTCGTCAACCTGTTCTACACCCGCATGGCCCTGGATTACCTGTTCCTCTACCAAGTCCAGGAAGCCATGAATCCTGGCTTTCTCAGGCGCTTTGAACAGCGTGTCGCCAAGGACAACAATCAGCGCTTCATTTTGTCGCCGTCGCGGGCCATCCCGTACGGCGGCGGCAACCGCCTGTTCGAAGGGGTCCGTGAATGACGGTCAGCACCATCAACACCCGTTGCGGTCCCTACGCCGGCAACGGCGTTTCCACCGCGTTCCCGGTCACCATGGAGTTCTACGCCGCCACCGACCTGGTGGTGATCGAGCGCAACACCACCACGGGCGCCGAGACGGTCAAGACGCTGACCGCGCACTACACAGTCTCGGGTGGTTCCGGCGGCACCGGCACGGTGACAGCCGTCGCCGCTCCGCCGGCCGGCGTAAGCTGGACCATCGTGCGCCGCACTGCGCGGACCCAGACCACGGCTTTCGTGGACGCCGACGCGTTGCCGGCCGCCGCGCTGGAGGATGGCTTTGACCGCGCGGTGCTGATCGGCCAGGAGGCCGACGACAAGGCGTCTCGGAAGATCGGTATTCCGGAGAGCGACAGCACGGGCACCAGCGTCATCCTGCCCGCTTCCCATCTTCGCGCCGGCAAGGCATTGGTGTTCGACGCGGCCGGCAACGTCGCGGTGTCGTCAGACAACTATATCGACCAGACTGCGGCAACCGCAGCGGACCGGGCGGCGGTCCACGTCGATCGTCTGGCGGCTGATGCGGACGCCGTCGCGACCGCGGCGGACCGGGCTGCGGTCCACGCCGACCGCCTAGCGGCCGACGCTGACGCCGTCGCTACTGCGGCGGACCGGCTGGCGACCGCGACGGACAAGACTGCCGTCCACGCCGACCGCCTCGCGGCCGATGTGGACGCCCAGGCCACGGCCGCCGACCGCATAGCGGTCCACGCCGACGCCCTCGCAGCGCACGCCGATCGGCTGGCCGCCGATGCTGATGCCGTCGCGACCGCGGCGGACCGCGTCGCCACCGGAGCGGATCGGACGGCGGTGGCGGCCGACAAGACGGCGACGCACACCGACCGGCTGGCGGCCGACGCCTCCGCAGCGGCTGCGGCCGCCTCTGCCGCTGGTGTCGCCCTGCCGGCAATCACGGCGGCGGATCACGGCAAGCCGCTGGTCGGCAAACCAGACGGTTCGGGTTTCATGGTCGGTCCCGCGCTGCTGGTCGCAGCCACCACCGGCGAAACCGCGACCGGGACAGCGACCGACAAGGCTGTGACCCCGGCGGGCGCGGCGGCGACCTTCTTCAAAGTGATCGGCGGCACATTGACCGGCTGGCTGCAGACCTATGCCGGTGTGGACGCGACGAACCTAGGCCTTCGGATCGGCGAGGCGGCGAGCGGCTTTTACCGCTCGGGGGCGGGCGTGGTGGGGTTCGTGGCCGCCTCCGTCGAGGTGTTTCGGACCGCCGCGTCCGGCGCCATCACCTTCCTTCGAGCAGCGCGCTCGGCGCCGGTGCCGCTGACCGACGCGGCGATCATCCCCTGGGATGCCAACGCCGGCAATTACTTCACTGTGACGCTCGGCAGCGCGGGAGCTGCGCGTACGCTGGCGCTGCCGAGCAACATCACAGTCGGCCAAAGCGGTCGCATCGTGGTCGCACAAGACGGCAGCGGCAATCGCGCGCTGAATTATGCGGCTGGCTTCAAGTGGGCCGGCGGAATTGTCGGCTCGCTGAGTACGGCGGCCAATGCTGTTGATGTGTTGTATTACTATGTCCACGCCACCACGCATGTACAAATGTCTCTGTCAAAGGATTTCAAGTGATGCTTGGATTTGACGACTTCAGCGGCGAAGGCGCATCCACACCGTATCGGTATATCAGGCTGTATTGGCCGGGCAGCACAAGCAACAACACATTTATGAACGAATTAAAATTCGTAGTAAACGGAGTTAGCTACCCGCCTCCGATGACAAGTTGGACAGCGCCGGCTCCGTACGTGGTATCCGCGCAGAGATATTACGCCGATCTTTTCGGCAACCCTGAACATAGCTTTGTGTGGCATGCTTTCGATGGCAATCTCAGTACGCGTTACGGATATCCATGGAACGCCGAGGGGTGGCTGCAAGTCGATTGCGGTCCAAATTTGCGTATTTGCCCGGATCAGATAGTTGTCACGTCTGGCGCGTACGACACCGCGGAAGCGGGCCGCATATTGAGCCCGTTCACACTGTACGGTTCCGATGATGGAAGCACGTTTTACATGATGACGACGGTTCCGCACCCAGGGGCAGCTTGGCCAGGAAACAGCACGCTGAGCTTTAGTACAGGGCTGTCCGGCGTTACTAAATTTGTCTAGATGGTGCTAATAAATGACCATTGCACTTCCCGCCGTCATCGTTCAAAACAACGCAGTTGTTAAGGTGCAGCGGTACGCCGAGCCTTTTGTTCATGCCGGCATAGCGCACCCAGCGACGGCGTGGGACTTATACAATACGGCAGATTGGGCGCGCTATTGCCCGTCATGGCGGCTTTTGCCGCTGGTCGACACTCCGCCGGTGGCGCCCGGTAAGCGGGCCGAGCGCCGGCCAGAGGCCGAGTGGATCGTCGGCGCTGACGCGGTGACCGTCACCTATCGTCTGGTCGATCTGACGCCGGAGGAGGTGGCGGCCGGCCTCACCGCAGCCCGTATCAGCAAGGTGGAGGCCATCGGCGCCGAGCGGCACCGCCGGATGGCGCTGGGCGCCCTGCATGCCGGGAAGCGGTTCGCGATGGACAGCACCAGTCGCACCGATCTGGGCGACATGGCGACCACGGCGGCACTGGTGCTGGCCGGCGCGCTGCCTTGGCCGGACAGCTATGCGCAGGGCTGGATCGCGCTGGACAACACCCGCCTTCCCCTGCCGACCTCGGACGATGGGATCGCCCTGGCCGGGGCGGTGGCGGTCTCTTACTCCACAATCGTCCAGCACGCGCGCGACCTGAAGGATGCTGCCCTGACCGCCGCCGATCCGACCACGGTGGACGAGACGGTTGGCTGGCCCTGACGCGACAACAGTCCAACCCCGAGGGGCTGGATAACCAAGGAGCCTAGCCATGCCCCCTGCCGGCGACTTACACGAAATCAGCTTCCAGATTGGCCAGATACAAGCAGAAATTGAGAATGCCCGCCGATCGCGTGAGGTCACGCACCTGCGGCTGGACGCTATCCAGCGCCAGTTAGAAGAATTGGCGCTCTTGGCGCGCGACGTCGCCGCGATGAAGCCAGAGGTGGCGCATTACTCGGACGCGCGCCGTCGTGCTGCCGGCGCAATGGCGGTGCTGACGCTGCTGGCTGGCGGCATTGGGGCGGCCATGTCGGAGATCATCAAGCTGTTTCTGCATCGCTGAGGTGAAGCATGACTGATCCATCCACCCTGTCTGCCCGTGAGGTCGTCGCTCGGACCTTGTGGGGAGAAGCGCGCGGTGAGGGCATCGCCGGCATGGCCGCCGTCGCTGGCGTGATTGCGAACCGGGTTCGCAATCCTCGCTGGTGGGGAAAGACGGCGCCCGCCGTCTGCCTCAAGCCCTATCAGTTTTCATGCTGGCTGGAGCAAGACCCGAATCGGGACAAGCTGCTGGCCATCACCGACAGCGACCGCACCTTCCGCGCTGCGCTCGATATCGCGGACGAGATGCTGGCTGGCCGCCTGCGCGATGTGACGGCCAATGCCGACCATTACCATACCGTCGGCGTTTCGCCGACGTGGTCCGTGGGGAAAACCCCGGTGGCGGAGATCGGGGATCACCGCTTCTTCCGCCTGGAGCTGACGGCTCCGATTCGCGTCCTCAAGAAGTAAGGAGCTTCATCCATGAAGGACTATCTGCTGACTAAGGCCAAGGAGCGCGGCACCTGGAATGGCCTTATAGGGCTGGCAACCGTCGCCGGCATCGCCGTGACGCCGGACCAGGCGGAGGTGATCGCCACCCTTGGCGTGGCCATCGCCAGCTTCATCAGCATCTTCACTAAGGGCTGA